TGTCATCCTATCAGGCATAAGTGGATATAAAGCTATAATCTCACCCTTACCATTTCTTATTATTTGTGCATAAGCATTACCCCATAATAAAAGATGAGTCATTAATGTTTCTCTAAACACAAATGACGTCATCTCTGGATTAGGTTCATCATGTAATAAAAAATATAGTGGATGTTCTATAGCTTTTTTCTTACTTCCATTTTCATCGTATTTATAAAAATGTAACGGCAAACTCGCTACCGCTTCTGACAAAATTCTTACACAGCTATAAACTGCTGTCATTTGCATTGCAGAACGCTCATTAACTCTTTTTCCACTTGTAGTGCTACCCATAAAGAAACTATAATTACTTCCTACTGTTCTATCTTTAGGTGCATCTCTCGACCTAAATATTCCACTCCAAAATCCCATATCTAATCATCTCCTTTAAATAAATAAAATACCTCTGTTATCGTATACACTTTCACTTGAGTTATTTCCACATCTTATTGCTCTATCAAGTGCCATTATTGTTGCAATAACCCCATCAATCTTTTCTGTAGATTTTTCTTTGTCTGCTTTTATATTTCCTGCGGGGTCAGTTTTAATAAAGACATTGTCCATATTCCATCTTAATATTGGATGACCACCGTGAATTAGTTTTTTCTCAAGTGTTAGTTTCATCAATTCTTTAGTTGGTGGACTCATATCTTTAAATCCCTGTCCAAATGGAACTACAGTAAATCCCATGTTCTCTAAATTTTGAACCATCTGTACTGCTCCCCATCTATCAAATGCAATTTCTCTAATGTTAAATTTTTCTCCTAGTTTTTCTATAAACTTTTCAATATAACCATAATGAACTACATTTCCTTCCGTAGTTTGTAAGTAACCTTGCCTTTGCCATATATCATACGGGACGTGGTCTCTTTTAACTCTTAAATCAAGAGTATCTTCTGGAATCCAAAAGTAAGGCAAAATTATATATTCTTCTTCATCATCTAAAGGTGGAAACACTAATGAAAAAGCCGTGATATCTGTTGTAGAAGATAAATCTAATCCTCCATAACATACACGACCTCTTAACTCTTCTTCCATTACTTTTCCATCGCACAAATCCCATTTTTCCATAGGCATCCACCTTATTGATTGTTTAACCCATTGATTCAATCTTAATTGTCTGAATGCATTTTCTTCTCCTGGATTTTGTTTTGCTGACTCACAAGCTGCTCTTACTTTATCTTCTGCAACTGTTATTCCTAAAGATGGATTTGCTTTTCTCCACACTTTTGGATCAGTCCAATCTTCACTTTCATCTGCACCATAAATTACAGAATAAAATGTAGGGTCTATCTTATTTCCCTTTTCAATATCTTTTGCTTTTTGATGTATTTCATAGCAAATTGAGTTAGTATCATTACCTGCTGTTGTGATTAGAAAATAAAGTGGTTGCATTCTAGCATCACCAGAACCTTGAGTCATTACATCATACAATTTTCTATTTGGTTGTGTGTGTAATTCATCAAATATAACTCCATGAGTATTAAAGCCATGTTTATTTGCTACATCAGCAGATAATACTTGATAAGAACTATTTGTAGGTTTATAAATAAGTTTCTTTTGTGACTCTAATATTTTTACCCTTCTTGATAATGCTGGACAAAACCTAACCATATCTACTGCCACATCAAATACTATTTTTGCCTGATTTCTATCTGCAGCACATCCATACACTTCAGCTCTTTCTTCTCCATCACCACAAGTTAATAAAAGAGCTACTGCCGCAGCTAGTTCTGATTTACCTTGTTTCTTTGGTATTTCGATATAAGCTGTATTAAATTGTCTATATCCATTTGGTTTGAGAACTCCAAAGATATCTCTAATGATTTGTTCTTGCCAGTCTATCAATTCAAAGTTTTTTCCTGCCCATGTTCCTTTGGTATGGCATAGGCTTTCAATAAAGGCAACTGCAAAATCGGCTGCATCTTTATCATAATAACTTGTCTTTGCCATATACTTTGTTGGTTTATAGTTCTTTAACTTTCTCAATTTTGCACCTCCTTACAACGCAAAAAGCACTCCATAATTGAAGTGCTTTTAAAATATTTAGTTTTTTATTTTTCTTGAGTTCTATGAATTGTTTTTATAATTTGTTCTTGTTCTTTAATATCAATCCCAATCGATGCAAGTGCCTCTCTTGTTCCACAATCTGGGCATATTGGTGTTTTATTATCTTTCCTTGATATTGCAGAATGTCCTTGATACTCGGATCCACATTGTGGACATTTTCTCATCCTATTTATTTCCTTTTTCATTATTTATCCTCCTATTTTTGCTTTTATTTATAGCTTCTACTAAATAATCAGGATTGAAACCAAATCTTAAGTATCCTTCAAGACAAGTTCCTAAATAATGTTGACTTGGTATTCCAAATTCTCTATCTTCATGCATTATATAAACATAGGCTTTTCTAATTCTTATCTTTTTTGATTTGATTCCTTTAATTGGAAGATACATTTCAGTCTTATAATAAAACTGTGGACAGCCTTCATATCTATCAAGTGCAAGTTCATCGCTTTCTTGTGTTTCCCAAATTACAACTGGTACTTTTGCTCCCTTTTTCTTTTCAATTGTTAGATAAGAACCTGTTTTACTTCCTTTAAATAACAATTCATAATCATTAATAAATGATGTTCCAATAACCCTTGCTGTTGGGCATCTGAATTTCATTTGCCTTACATTTAAATTGCTACCGTAAGCAATATAATATCTTCTCTCCATAAGATATCCTCCTTTCTTTTCAAGGGATTACCCTTCTACCACCTTAAGGGCAGTCAATGCTGCCGATTCAAAGTGTCAGAAGGCTAACTCCTTGAGCTTACTCTTTTATTTCTAAATGCTGTGTCGCCTTCAAGTCTTTTTGTTAATACATCTCTAGCTGTTTTAAATTCTTCTCCAATAAAACCTAATCTTAATAGCCATGTTCTCATTGCATATTTTGGATTTTCATTTTGTTGTCTTTTAGCTGATGCAAATTTTACATCCTTTGCCATTTGACTTAATGCTAGGCAAAATTGAATGTAGCTTTTTAATTGTCCTGCATGAAGTCCGTTTTGTTTTCCTTCTGCTGGTGGGTCGAATTGAAATAATCTAAATTCAATTGTTCCTTTTGTAAATGTTGCATGGAAATTTAGCATATGATATCTGCTATCATTGTAATGATGATTTCTTGAATAACTCGCATTTTGTGTTTGATACCAAATGTCTGCAAACTTTGACATTGTTTTTGGTTTTCTTTTATTAAGTACTTTTAAGAAGTTTGGATCAACTGTTCTACAATATCTACACATTCTCATTGAGTCAAGTTTCAATGCATCTGCTATCAACAATTCATGACTTGCCATAATGTTTGCTAGGTTTCTCATTGTTTGTGGTGTGTGTCCATCTGCTCCAATATGAATATGAACTCCACATCCTCTTGTTGCGTCACTCTTTGCACCTGCTTTTCTTAAAAGTCTAATTAATTCTTGTAAAAGTTCAATGTCCTCATATTTTAATATTGGTGTTACCAATTCACATTTTTTGCTTTCAACTCCTGCAATACTTGTATCTCTTTGAAACTTCCACTCTCTTCCGTCACTAGACCAGGCAGACCATGTTAAATAACCATTTCTATTATCGGTGTATTCATATCTTCCTGTTCCAAATAAATCTGCTGCTATCTTTGCTGCTTTTTCTCTAGTGATGTTATTCATTTCTACTTCTACTCCGATTGTTTGTTTTTTCATTCTTTCGGATTGCATTATTGCTTTTTCGCTCATCTTACTCACCTTTCTTTATATAAGATTTCCTCTTTTTGTTATGTATATATATCACTCTAAAAGGCATAAATATCAAGTCATTTCGGCAAAATAAGTGTATATTTTTTCATTATATTTTGATACATTTATCAACATTGTAAATAACATTTAAAGAACTACCATTGTCCCAGGAAACCATAATTGATCCAGTATCATCTACACCAATTACAGTTCCTAAAGTTCCAATGGGCGGTGCTTGAAAATCATCCATTCTTACAAGTTTTACTCGAGTTCCTTTTTTGAACTCTTTTTTGATTTTTTCTACAACTTCTTTATTAGGAAACATCGTACATTACCTCCTTGTTATACATATATCACTCTAAAATACATATTTATCAAGTAATACTCGCATAATATTCAATTCCTGCTAATACAAAATAAACACAAGGAAGTGCTACTCCATTTCCCCACAATTTATATTCTGCTGAATCAGAAGATGGATTGTTTAACCATTTAGCTATTTGATTATCAGTTTTTTCTTTTTTACTTTTTCCTTCTGCTTTTGCACATTCTATAAACACATCTTTCCAAAATTTAATATCTTCATCAGTAGGATTTTCTTCTTCTAAATCAGAACACCACCAATCCGGGAAGCCTTGTAATCTTGCACACTCGATTGGTGTTAATCTTCTTACTATATTTTTATCATTTATTAATGGTGGATCCATATAGTCAGAGGCTAATAATGTGTGTGCTAGTTCCTTCTGTGCTTTTGTATGATGTGAACTTTTACTTGTTGTATAAACAACTGCAACTCCACCTTGATTTGAATTAGGAAAGTTACCATTAGTATCAAGAGTTCTAGATGTTTCAGTTTCATACACATTACTTCTAGCATTTCTTGTTCCTTCAGATGTTAATCTCACATCATAACTTCTTGAATGAACTACAAATGGTTGATTATTTCCACCTGTGCCATAAGTCGAAAGAACTGTTGGTGCAGTATCAAGTGGTCCTTTATATCTTAAATCTTGTGAATGGTTTTCAAATAAATCTAACTTGCTTGATTCTTCAATGCTGTTTCTAGTAATTCTGGCAGTTTCTTGCCACGACTCAAAGCTCTCCTTAGAATACCCTGACAAGCCCTCTGACTCAAATAGTATTTTGGAGCTACTTTGTCCATTAAAATCTGCGACAAGGTAGATACGTTTTCTTCTCTGGGGAACTCCCCAAAATTCTGCATCAAGAACTCTCCATGCAATCGAGAAATTATCTCCCATGACTTTTCCTGATTGTTCCCACTTTGTAGGTTTAGGCACATACAATTTCTCATCTTTGACTTTGCAGATTTCGTCAAGGACACTTTTGAAGTCATCTCCTTTGTTTGAAGAGAATGCTCCTGTAACATTTTCCCAGACAATATATCTTGGTTTTGTTCCATTTGTTTTACACCTCATTTCTTTTACAATTCTAATAGCCTCATAAAAAAGGTTAGACCTTGAACCATCTAACCCTGCTCTTTTTCCTGCAATTGACATGTCCTGGCACGGACTTCCAAAGGTAATAATATCTACTGGTTCGACTTCATCACCTTTTATTTTTGTAATATCACCATAGTGTTTTACATTTGGTAATCTTTTAGTTGTTACCCTAATTGCAAATGGTTCTATCTCTGAACTCCATACTGGTTTTATTCCTGCTAATATTCCACCAAGTGGAAATCCACCGCTTCCATCAAATAAACTTGCTAATGTTAAACTACTCTCCATTACCTGTTTCTACCTCTTTAACCAAATTAGAGTATGGAATTTTCTCTCCGTTTCTAATTACATACACATTTTCGCTATCGTTAGTATCTTCAACATATCTTCTTAAAATAACTGATGCATATTTTTCATCAAGTTCCATTGTGTAACAAATTCTATTCATTTGTTCACAAGCCATAAGTGTTGAACCACTACCTCCAAATGTATCTATAACTATCGCATTAGCTTGAGTTGAATTATTAATTGGATAAGCAAGTAAATCTAATGGTTTAGAAGTTGGATGGTTTGAGTTTTTCTTTGGTTTATCAAAATTCCAGATTGTTGTTTGTTTTCTATCTGAATACCATGGATGTTTCCCATTTTGCATAAATCCATATAGTACTGGTTCATGTTGCCATTGGTAGTCTGAACGTCCAAGAACTAGACTATCTTTTACCCAAATACAACATCCTGCTAAATGAAATCCAGCATCTATAAATGCTTTTCTAAAATTTAAACCTTCAGTATCTGCATGGAATATATAAGCAGCTCCACCATTTTCTAAATGTTCTGCCATATTCTTAAATGATGCAAATAGGAACTCATAAAAATCATTATTTTTCATACTATCATTTTGAATAGTCAATCCATCAGAACTTTTAAATGCAACATTGTAGGGTGGGTCTGTTAGGATTAAATTTGCTTTTTTATCTTCCATAAGTTTGGATACATCTTCACTTGAAGTTGCATCACCACACATTAATTTGTGTTTACCTACATACCAAATATCTCCTCGTTCTACAAAACTTGCTTTTTCAAGTGCAGCTGTTAAATCAAAATCATCGTCTTTTACTTCTTTATCATCTATTCCAAATAATTCTTCTAGTTCTTTCTCATCAAATCCTGTATAACCTAAGTCGTACCCCAAGTTTTGTAATTCTTCCATTTCTATTTTAAGTAATTCTTCATCCCATCCTGCATCCATTGCCATACGGTTATCTGCTAAAATATATGCTTTCTTTTGAGCATCAGTTAAGTAATCAACAAATACACAAGGAACTTCATTTATTCCTTCTTCTTTCGCTGCCATCAATCTTCCATGACCAGCTATAATATTGAATTCTCTATCTATAATTATTGGATTAACACAACCGAACTCTCTTAAT